CCAGAGCAGATTGCTGGGCATCAACAGATGTGGGCAGAAGACGGTGTCAAGAACTACCCGTACCTGCTTAACAATGCCGTAACTGACCTGAACGGCAATCCAACGGCAGTTGGGCCGCAAGCGTACACTCGCCCACCGGCTATCCCTCCTGCAATGGCCGCTCTACTGCAAGTCACCGAGCAGGACATGATGGACGTGCTTGGCAATCAACAGGCCGGTGAGCAGCTGCAATCAAACATCAGCGGAAAGGCTGTAGAGCTCATCCAAGGCAAGCTTGATATGCAGGCCTTTATCTACATGAGCAACATGAGCAAGAGCGTCAAGCGATGTGGCGAGATTTGGCTGTCGATGGCCAAGGACGTCTTCGTCGAGCAGGGCAGAAAGCTGAAGGGAGTTGGGGATCAAGGCCAAGTATCGATGGTTGAGTTGCTGCGGCCGGTTGTTGGTGAGGATGGAAGCGTCGAGCTTGAAAACGACCTATCATCCGCTGATCTTGAAGTGGCGGTTGACGTTGGTCCGTCAAGCGCATCAAAGCGCCAGTCTACTGTAAGGGCGCTTACCGGCATGATGCAAATCACGCAAGACCCTGAGACTCTGCAAGTGCTAGGTGCCATGACCATGCTCAACATGGAAGGCGACGGGATTCAAGACGTCCGCGATTACTTCCGTGGCCGCTTAATCAAAATGGGTGTTGTCAAACCTACCGATAGTGAGTTACAATCACTACTTCAAGAGCAACAGAATGCGCCTATCGACCCGAATGCGGTTTTCCTGCAGGCGTCGGCAGAGCAGGCTCAGGCACAGGCAGCAAAAGCTAAAGCGGATGTGCTGCTATCAGTGGCAAAATCCAAAGAGACAGAAGCCAAGACCATTGAAACACTGGCTGGCATAGACATGGCGCAACGAGATCAACTGCTGCGCACGGTGCAACAACTCGGGCAAAGTATGCAAACCAGCGGTGAGATGCCGCCATACAGTCAGAGTTAGCGAACGGGGGTTTCCACCCAGCCCCCAATTTCCTATCGGGTGAGTTCAAAGAAGGGTCTTAAACCATGAGCAGTCAGGTAGAAAGTTACGACGAAGAGGACGAAGTTCTGGCCGTAGAAGAGCAAGAGCTTGAAAGTGATGTTGAGTTGGCCGAAGGCGAAGTTGCCGAAGCGCCAGAGGAAGAGTCCGAAGAAGTGGTTGTAACGATTGGTGAGGAAGCGCCGCCCACCGATGGTGATCAGCATGCGAGTGCACCCGATTGGGTGAAAGAGTTGCGCAAGAAGAATAGGGAAGACCAGAAGCGTATCCGCGAGTTGGAAGAGCAGCTCAAGATCAAGAGCGGTGGAGAGGAAAAGCCAGTAGTTACACTTGGCCCCAAACCCAAGCTCGAAGATTTGGATTACGACGCTGACAAGTATGAGGCTGAACTGGAACAGTGGTATCAGCGCAAGCGTATGGTTGACGAAGCTGGCAAGCAAGCAGAAGCTGAGCGTAAAGCGCAGGAAGATGCATGGAATGCCAAGCTTAACTCGTACCATGAATCTAAGTCGCAGCTGAAAGTGCGCGACTTTGATGACGCTGAAGGAAACGTACAGGAAACACTCTCTACTACGCAACAGGGAATCATCTTGCAAGGTGCAGAAAACCCGGCATTGCTGGTATATGCGCTAGGCAAGAACCCCGCGAAAGCTAAAGAGCTTGCAGAGATCAAAGACCCAGTAAAGTACGCATTCGCAGTAGCGAAATTGGAGGCACAGTTGAAAGTAACAAGCCGCAAGGCACCGCCACCCGAAAGGACAGTTAGTGGTACTGGCCCTAAGGCTGGCACAGTAAACAAAGTACTTGAACAGTTACGCGAAGAAGCATCAAGGACTGGCGACTTTAGCAAAGTCCGTGCTTACCGTAGCAAAAACAACATCTAATCATACGGAGCATTAAATGGCAAACGCATTTAGCAAGCAGGTTGATATTTTCTTTGAAGAGGTTGTATCTGGCTTTGACGCTACCAACATTAGCGCCAAGAATGTTTCCCAGTACAAGCCGCAAGCCGGTTCGTTGGCTGAAGGTGGCCAGACTTTCTACCGACCGATGCCTATGATGTCGCAGGTTGTTGACGGCCGTGACGTTAGCTCTTCGTACAAGGACTTGGTAGAACTTACCGTTCCTTCCACCCTGACCGAATCGCATCTTCGTAACATCCCTGTTTCTCTGACTGGCGTTGATCTTAACAATCCGCACATGATGCAAAACATTGTCGACTTGAGCACCAAGCAGCTGTCGAACAAGCTTGACGTTCTGGTCGCGGACGCTGTTGCTACCTACGGCACGCTGGTTGTTAAGAGCACCACCGCTATCGACACCTACGACGAAGCCGCCGAAGCCGACGCACTGATGCTTGAGCAGCAAGCTACCCGTGGTCAGCGTATCATGTTGCTGAACCCACGCATGGCTAAGAACCTTGCAGGCAATCTGGCTAGCCGCAGCACTATGGCTGGCGCACCGATGGATGCTTACACCCGTTCCTCGCTGCCTGCTATTGCTGGCTTCGACACCTTCCGCACCGACTACGGCAAGACCTTGACCGGATCTGCTGGCTCTGGCTATCTGGTAAACGGCGCCAACCAATACACCACCCCAGCCTCTAACAGCGGTGGCCTGCCAGTTGACAACCGTACCCAAACCTTGACTGTTGATACCGGCTCTAACGCTGCAGTTGGTGATGCTTTCACGATTGCTAACGTGTATGCTGTTGGTCACATCAACAAGCAATCCACCGGCCAGCTGAAGACATTCCGTATCTTGGCTATCAACGGCGCAAACTGGACTATCGCCCCGGCTATCGTTCCAGCTGATGGCGCTAGCGCTGCTCAGGTTGCATACGCAAACGTTAACACCACTCCTGCTGATAACGCTGCGATTACCATCCTGAACACCGTTACCAAGCCAACCAGCGTGTTCTTCGAAAAGTCTGCAGTTGAGATCATCCACGCTGACTTTAACGTTGAGCCGTTCGTCTCCACTGGTAAGCAAGTTCGCAAGGCCACCACCGACACTGGCATCCAAATCGTCATGCTGTCTGATAGCAACGTTGACACCTTGGTCGCTAAGTATCGTATGTTCATCTGGGCAAACGTCGAACTCCTGAACTACGAGTTGGGCGGCATCATGCTGGAAAATCAGACGTAATATCTGGATAGACGGCGGGGGAAACCCCGCTGTTTACTGAGGAACGCAATGAAGATCAAAACGCTACTTTACAAAGGCTCACAATCAATTGAGGTTGATGCTGCCATTGAGGATAAGTTTGCTGAGTTGCTTGCAGATGGGTGGAAAGACCATCCGCATGAACTTGGTGAAGAGACTGAGGCTGAATCACGCCCAGCTAAACGCGGTCGTAAGCACGCCGCAGAATAGGCTAAAAGATGTCTTGGACTAAAGGGCAACTAGTCGATCAGGCTTACGAGGAGCTAGGTCTGGCTTCGTACTTCTACGACCTAGACCCAGATCAAAAGACCAGCGCACTGCGCAAGATGGACGCAATGATCTCTGGGTGGCCATCGGTGCGCATCTCTTACAACGCGTCATCAAGCCCATCTGATGTTGACGCTGACGACGACGCTGGCGTGCCAGATTACGCAGTTGAGGCGATCTATCTTAACCTAGCCCTAAGGCTTGCACCAAGCGTAGGTAAGACTGTCACGCCAGAGACCAAGACAAACGCGAGGATGGCATACAACGCTCTTCTTGTTCAGGCTGCACAGCCAGTTCAAGAGGTTGCGCTTGCATCTGGCATGCCTCGTGGTGCTGGGCAGAAGTACTGGCGTGGATCAACCTCTCCATTTGCGAGTGGGTCTGAAGATACAATCGACGCCGGGTCAGACGGCGAAATCAACTTTGAATAGGGACTGCCATGACCGCAATTAATCGTTTGAACTCTGTGGAATCGCTTGCAAGTAGCGACCTGCTACCTATCTACTCGCAGAGCAACGGCGACGCGCGTAAGGTGTCTCTTAGCGTTCTATCTGAGTTCGTCGAGGCAAGCGCAGCGTCTGCCGCATTGCCAGTAAAGCAGTTTGCAAGCCCAAGCGCAACAGGTCAGACCGTCACAGTTGCTGATGGTGATGATTCTGTTTGGCTGATCGTAACGCCATCAGCTACGTATGCCGCTGGCACCATCAAGCTTCCAGCAAAGGCTAACTGCGCTGACCAACAGGAGATCGTGGTCAACTACGTCAATGGCGTGAATGCGCTGACCGTTGATGCCAACGGTGCCATCTGCATCGGCGCACCATCAATCATGGCCGCTAACGCATTCTTCCGGCTTAAGTTTGATATTGTTATGGGTACTTGGTACAGGGTGGGATAATGCGCATCCCTATCCTAAATGGCATCTTTGCCGATGGGTCGTCCGACTTCAGGTCGTCATACCCACGTAACTTGATCCCAGTACCTAAGCAAGTCGGAATCTCTGAGGGGTACTTGCGCCCAGCTTATGGCATATCCCAATTTGGGACTGGGCCGGGGCATGACAGGGGTGCAATCAACTGGGACAATCAGTGCTATCGCGTAATGGGCACTAAGCTGTGTCGCGTAGAGTCAGACGGTTCCGTTTCGGTTCTTGGCGATGTTGGTGGCTCTGGTCAGGTTACGCTTGATTACTCTTTCGACCGCCTGGCAATTGCCTCGTCAGGCATGCTTTTCTTCTGGGACGGCATATCTATCACACAGGTCACCGATCCAGACCTAGGCGTTGTCAATGATTTCCTGTGGATAGACGGGTACTTTTTGTCTACAGATGGTGAGAGTCTGGTTGTTACTGAGCTAAACGACCCAACAGCCGTTAACCCGCTGAAATATGGATCGGCCGAAGCAAACCCAGACCCTGTTGTTAGCCTTGTCAAGCTGCGCAACGAGGCATACGCAATTGGTAGGTACACAATCGAAGTGTTCCAGAACGCTGGCGGTGCTGGATTTCCGTTCGCCCGTATTGATGGGGCACAAATGCAGAGAGGTGCTGTCGGGACTTTTGCGGCATCAGTATTTATGGAGGCAATCGCCTTCGTTGGCGGGGGGGTTAATGAGCCTCCTGCTGTGTGGCTAGGTGGCGGCGGGCAGACGCAAAAGATCTCGACCAGAGAGATCGAGCAGGTGCTTGCGACATACAGTTCGTCGCAGCTTGCTCAGATTGTTGTTGAGTCCATGTCATATGCTGGACACCAGTTCCTGTACGTACACCTGCCGGATTGCACGTGGGTGTATGACGGCGCAGGAACACTTGCAGCAGAAGAGCCAGTGTGGTTCCAGCTTACATCAAGCATCGTCGGGAAGTCGAAGTATCGCGCACGCAACTTCGTATGGTGCTACGACAAATGGCTTGTTGGTGATCCAACTACCTTCAAGCACGGGTACATGACTGGTGATGTTGCGTCCCACTATGGCGACGTGATTGGCTGGGAGTTTGCAACATCAATAGTTTACAACGAGGGTCGCGGTGCAATTTTCCACGAGCTAGAGCTTGTCTCGCTCACTGGAAATGTCACGCTAGGTGAAGACCCTACGATATGGGCTTCGTACAGCCTTGACGGTCAGACCTGGAGCCAGGAGAGGCCTAGGTCTGCCGGAAAGATAGGTGAGCGCCAGAAGCGCATTGTGTGGCTGCGTCAGGGAAACATGCGTAGCTTCCGTATGCAGAAGTTCCGTGGAACAAGCGATGCGCACATGTCTATAGCTAGACTTGAGGCAAGAGTGGAGCCGCTAAATGTCTAATACGCCACGCCGACTGACGAGAGCACAGATAGCTGGTATATCCACAGATCAGCGAGTTGTCCGCGTTATTGAGCAGCTTATCGACACGGCCAATGACGCGTATGACATGGCTGCGGCAGCACAGTCCGAGCTTGACGTTTACACGACTCCGCTTGCTCTGGACATACAGATCAGGGATGCGAGCTACGCTCTACCTACAACACCTACCGTCATCATGCCGCAGACGGTAGCATCTCAGCGCGGTATAACGTATGACCCAACAACTGGGATAGTTACACTTCCGCAGGCGCGACAGTACAGCACTTTTACTATCATGAATGCCTCCCTATCTGGAAACAAGACGATCTACACGTACGCTGAAATCAACACAGGATCAGGATGGGTGGCGAGCACGTACTCTGGTCGAGAGATATCTTTGTCCGCTCAAACTGACGGGCAGGTGCAGACTGTGTCGCGCAACTACTTTCCCGCTGGCACACAGCTGCGCTTCCCCCTGTACGCATCTGCGGCTGGCGTAAACCTAGTTTCGGCAAACCTTCCCGGAACCACGCCCGGCACGGTGATTGCGCCAGCCTATCGCATCATGATAGCATCCTGATTTACACTATTGGCATGGTGTGCTACAATTATTGCATTCCAAATTTAACATTGCTGAGATTTAGAGCGTCCAGCGGCTCACGATAGGAGGATGTATCGTGCGGTTTGATGGGCGCTTTTCGGTTGGTGGTGTGTATATTAACTACGATCTTGGCATGGCCGCAGAGGCGATGTCTCGCGCATACAAGGATGTGATCGATATATCTCCAGAAGAAATCCTCAAGAGCTTCTCTGGATGGATTATCGCAAGGCTTGAGACATCGGATGGTGAGTGCATCGGCGGTGTGATCGTCAGGGATGGCGAAGGGCACATTGGTATCGTTAAAGAGTTTCGCGGAAAGTGGGGCGGAACTGAAACAATACGCAATCTGTGCAAACACTTTTCAGTACACAAAACATCTGCAACAGCAACTAATCACAAGGCAAACGCAATGATCTTGGCGTCAGGTTTTGAGCTCAAGTGCAGAATACACGGTGTTAACTTTTACGAATTAAGAGGTGCTTAGCATGGGGATGGAATCGGTACTTGGTGCTGGTGCATCAATCATTGGCGGAATGATGTCTAATGACGCTGCAAACTCTGCCGCTGGCGCCGCTGGTGATGCTCAGGCATGGGCAGCTATGAAGCAAATCGAAGAACAGCGACGTCAGTATGATGAAACAAAGAAGCTGCTTGAGCCGTACGTTGGTGCTGGCACTTCGGCGTTGTCTGCACAGCAGAATCTGCTTGGTCTCGGTGG